TGATGAACATTGCACTGAACTGGCTACAGCAAGGCCTGAGTGGCGTTTACATCACACTAGAACTGAGTGAAGAGCTTACCAGTCTGCGTACAGATGCCATGTTGACCAATATGTCAACAAAGGACATCCGCAAAGACATTGACACAACAGAACTCAAAGTTAAACTGGTTGCCAAGAAATCTGGGCAGTATCGTGTCAAAGCATTGCCGGCCCAGAGCAATATTAATGACATCCGTAGCTACATCAAAGAAGTGCAGATACAGACTGGAATCCGTGTAGACTTTATGATGATTGACTACTTGGACTTGTTGATGCCGGTCAGTGCCAAAGTCAGTCCCAATGACTTGTTTGTCAAAGACAAATACGTGTCAGAAGAACTGCGCAACTTGGCCAAAGAACTAGGTGTGCTAATGGTCACAGCTTCGCAGTTGAACCGATCGGCTGTGGAAGAAATTGAATTTGACCATAGTCATATTTCAGGTGGTATCAGTAAGATCAACACAGCTGATAATGTGTTTGGTATCTTTACAAGTCGTGCTATGAAAGAGCGTGGCAAGTATCAGATACAGTGTATGAAATCTCGAAGCTCGACCGGCGTTGGTCAAAAAATTGATTTGGAGTACAACATTGAAACTATGCGCATTACTGATGAAGGTGGAGACGAAGGAACCGGGTACAATAGGCCTCAAAGTTCACTCATGGACTCAATCAAGGCCCGTAGTCAAGTCAAGGCTGCTGAACCCAGTTCTGGCAGCGGCTCGGCACCATGGGAACGAGCCACTGGAACTCCGGCCTGGGAACAACAGCCCAAGGTCACAGCAGATGTACAAAGTGCCAAACTAAAACAGTTACTGGGACAGATTAAACAGTCATGAACTTGGTTTGTTTTCCGCACTACACCTGTGGCGGATTGTTGATTGATATTTTGTCTGATACCTTTTCACCGTTGAACTCTCGGAGCAACGGCATCAACAGTGTCAGACACAATCTTGGTAAAATTGGTGATTCTAGCACAGTGCAAACAGAGTTTGATGTTGACCGGTTGGTTGACCGGTTGGTTGGGTTAAAATTGCCCAACAATGAATGGGTTGGCACACATGCATGGCCCGGCAATGTGTATCTTGCATCGTTTAATCAAGTCATCTGCGTAACCACAATGACTTATAGATCTCGAATCTATAGATGGGCACGAGCATTCTATCACTATTATGTTAACAGCGCACCGTGGCAATTGTCTGGAATGGATCTAGTAGACAAGCAAAGAGAAACCGCTAAAAACTATCTGGTACCATTCAAGCCAGTTGGCCAGACTATTAACATTGAGTTTAGTGAAATAGTTGAAAATAGCATGCAATTTCAGCTGCTGGTGAGCGGACATGATACACACGCCAGTTTACATCGTTGGAAGGAAGTAAATGCATTTCTATATGCTGCTGATTTTTGGCAATCTGTTCCTGTGCAACGATACTATGAAGCGGAATTAGAATTGTCATTGGGGCAGTCATATGTCTACAAATAACATTTATTGTTTTGGCGATGGATATGCACACGGGCATATATGGCCCGAGTGGCCGCAGATATTACAAGCATTGTTGCCCGATCACACTGTGATTACTGTGTCAGGAGTAGGTGCCGGTCCTGAATATCTTGTTACAAGATTCTCACAACTACTACCAATGGATGGAACGGTTATTTTTCAATGGCCACAAGCCGACAGATTTGACAAAATAATTGAAGATGACAATTGGATGCAACAGGTCACTGTGGACCCAGTGTATCATTTTAACACTTACACAGACAACAATATCAAGTGGTGGTTAAGCAGCGCCAGCACCAACAGCAACATAGTTGAATATCATAAAAAATACATACAACCAACGCAGGCAAATGTTCGCTTAAAAACCTATCAAATTTTAGTGCGTACAATATTAGAAAATACCAAATGTTCATATGTATTCACATCAACAAGAGAACAGGAAATACACAGCCGACTTGATTCAGTAATAAGAGGGCATGAAATACAACCTAGTCCACTGAGTCATTTTAATTTTTTAACAGAAAAAATCATGCCTGTACTTAATTTGCACAATAGGCATGCTCAAATATTAAAAGATTTAATAACACAGCAAACATGGATTCCGTATGATCCCAATAGGGATGAAATATGGACGAATCTTAAAGATCATTTCAAAACCCTAAGCGATAAATAACACAAAGGGTACGGGACCAAAATGCAAAAGAAAACTCGCAGTTTACTAGAAGAACTAGACAGCATGTATGTGGCACGTGATTCTCGTCATGTGATCGAGACTCGCGCAACCAACGTCATTGCCAGTGCCATACGCCTGCTGGAGCAGATTGACTCAACCTACGACGCCGAGGCTGCTAAAAATCTGCAACGCAAGTTGATCAATGCAATCAATCTCCGCGATCCCGGCAAGTTTACAAGAACCGTGAGAAAAACTGATGCAAATTCATGAGTTAAACAGTCCACGACGCACAGACGAAGGATTAGGAAGTTGGGCAAAGGCCGTTGGCAAAGCTGCCGCTACTGGACTTGGACACTCGATTTCCAAAGGTGCTGGATATGATCTTTCTAAAGATGACCCCACTGCTAGTGCAGGCATACTAGATCCCAAACAAAAATTAGCTGCTGTGATGCGAGAACCAGCCATGGTCAAACTGGCAACACAGTATGCTGACGAATGGCTCAAAGATCCTAAATCCAAAGTGCAGGCAAAGGCACAAGCACCAGCACAGGCCGTGCCAGAAGCAATAGCCGAACGTGTGTCGGCTCCTAGTAGAGTTGCTATCAAACCCGCCACTGTGCCTGCACCAGGTTTCAACGCTAATAATCTAATGAACTTGCCGGGCATGCAAAAGTATGCTGCACCGGCCACCGGAACACAACCACAGCCTGGTACCACTGGCAGCAGAATAAACAAAGCCGACCCTAACAATCCAAATATCAAAGATCAAAACCGGTATGTTCAAGGTCGTGCAGGCAGTGGCACAGGCGGCAATGCAACCAAGTTTGCAAAATATGATCCAGCTTCGTCAGCTACAGCCAATGCTGGGCAAGGTATAGACAACATGGTAAGAGGTGGCGTGGCTGCACAGCAGACAGCAGCGCCTGCAAAACCAACCGGCACAGCAATGCCATTGAAACCATATCAGGTGCCCGGAGCAGGAACAGATCCAACACCAACTGCCCCTGTAGGATATAAAACAGCAACAACCACAACACCTGCAAAACCAACCGGCACACCAATGCCATTGAAGCCATATCAGGTACCTGGTGCAGGAACAGATCCAACACCAACAAAACCCGGACAAACTGCAACAACCACGACGCCTGCAAAAACAACAGGCACAGCAATGCCAACCGCGCCATACCAGGTACCCGGAGCAGGAACCAATCCAAATCCAACCACCCAACCAGCTGGCACAACAAAACAACAAATACCTGCTGCTACGCCAAATAATTACATGGACGACTTTGAGACCTGGGCCAATCAAAAGACTGCCATGCGCGATTCAACCACCTATCGTACAATTGGATTGGACGATGTTAAAAACACCCCTCAGAAAAAAAATCTAAAGGCAGAACTGGCAGCAGCCAGACAAGAAGTTGACACAGCACAAGGCAATCCCACAGCAACTAAAGAAGCAGTTAAAAATTATATTTTAACAGCGTTGGCCGGCGCACAGCTGATAGCATCACAAAATAAAGTAGCGGCTGCCTCAACTCAACCGCCTACTGCACAGCAGTCTCCTAAAACGGCTGCTGCCGGAACCGCTGCGCCTGCGGCCGGCCAGACCAATGCTGCCAATCCGGGTCAGCCTATTGACATAAACGCATTGTTAAAAAGCGCAGGACTAGACCCGGCTGCATTACAAAAAGCAGCTACAGTTATGCAACAAGCAACACGAAATAACAAACTGTCTACTACCGGCGACGATGCAATTGATGGCATGTTGCAAGTGATGGGATATAAAGTATCATGATATTAAAAGAAGGCGGTAATGTTTTTAAAGACCAATCAGGCGGCATACTGACACAGCGTATAAATCAAGCGGACATTGCTCCAACCTTGGCCTGGCTGGATCAAATGCTACCAGGACTGGATCTACAAAACAATACATTAGGCTCCACTGGCAAAAAGCCCACGTCGGGCGACTTGGATCTTGCAGTGGACGCCACCCAAATGACCAAAGACCAACTGGCAGCCAGACTATCACAATGGGCCGCCAGCCACGGATTCAAGCCGGAAGAATATGTTAAAAAGTCCGGCATCAGTGTGCATTTTAAAACGCCCATCATGGGCAATCCCAAGCTGGGCTATGTGCAAACTGACTT